CCGAACCAACAACAGTGTTAGTTTGACCGTTTGTACCTGCTGCACAGAAACCTGTCGAGGTTACGTCTGCACCATCAACGATATCATCACCTCCTGCAAAATCAATATCAGCAGTTACAGAAGAGTTAAATGCTTTCATAACTTCTGCACCAGCGTTAAGTACGAGTACTCCTGCTGGTATTTCTAGAAGTTGGAAAACATCTCCGTCTGCACCTGAGTATCCTTTTGCAGCCATGTCATCAATATCAAGAGTAGCTTCAATGTTATACATTACGTGGCTATCTTTTTTAGATGGTAAAGCAGCAATCGAGTCAGCCCCTACACCTACGGTATCGGCATCAGTCATATCATATGTAGCCATGATCTATCCTCCTTAACCTGCGATGTTATAAATGGCGCGACAAAGAGCTTCTGGGCGAAGAATCTTACGTCCGTATAAATGCATACCACGAACAATATCAGCAAAGCTGTCGTTGTCACGATATGTCTCTACCTTCTCTACTTGAGAAGCTGTAGCAACAGCAGAGTCGTGTCCTGCAACAATAACACCAAAGTTAGAACTTGAACCGTTAGTGTCGATAGTTGATGCACCTGTTCCTACTGAAGGAAGGTTGTTGGACATATAAACTCTAAAGCCTCTGACCATACCAGAGATAATGCGTCCATTCCTTAGAATGTCACCAGCATTTTGTCCACCAGCAAAGTCATTGTTTAGAAGCTTACTGTTTTCGTCGTTTAGCTGTTCAGCAAAGACAGGATCAATAACGACCCAACGACCATCACGGTCTACGTTTTGCTGGTCTAGTAAACGAGCCATACGGTTTAGAACCTCCAACGGAGTTGCTTCACCTGTAGATCCATCTGGATGCGTAGCAATGGAATCAGAGGCAGAACCACCTGATACAAAGCTTGCGCGAGAGATCTTCATGTTAGCTAATAAACCGTCTGCTGCAACAGATACTGGATCAGTACCTGATTTGTCAGCAGCTACTCTAGCTGTACCTGCATTTGAATGTAGTGCAGATTGTTTGAAACCAGATAAGTAACCTAGTACTTCTTGGTCAAACTGGTCTTTTAGACGATACCCTGCACGATCACTTGCCATTGATTCAAAGTTTACGTGAGAGTGTGCTTCTTCAATGTCATCGATTTTAAAAGCAAAGTAGTTAGCTTTATCGACAACAAGGGTGAAGTCCTCATCGTCTAAGTCTTGTGGAGTTACTTGCGTACCCCTTGCATATTCTTGAACCGTGATTTCTGGTTCCTTGATAATACGTACTGTATCACCAAAATTTGCGATCTCACCAAAGTAATCACTGTTGGTAATATCTTCAATCACGCTAGTTTTACGGAAAGCCGATTGTACCTTCTTACTGTAAATAACAGGTGAGAAGTTACCGTTAGGTAGGTTTCCGTAACCAGCAGCAGTCTTAAAAGCCATTGGTCATCTCCTTTCGGCTATTATCGAAACGAGCCAACTATTGACAATTCAAGGCTACATCTTTAGGGTGAGGAAAACCTGGCCTAACGAGTGTAGGTAGTTGAAACTTCTTCAGTTAGCATAAACAGGAAGGTAGTCTTATTACTAAGAGGCTTCCGAACACTAGCAAATACCTATGCTAGTTTTAGTAATATACAAAGTATATCACATTTTAATTAATTTGTCAAGACTTTTTTTATCTTGCACCACCACTAATATCATAAACAAAAGTGCCGTTTGCTATAGATTCTGAGATAGCATCTTCATGCTTTTCCCAATCCTTACTGCTAAGATTTTTTACCCTAGACTCTGACCATACATTACGATCTTGTGTCTTTGGTTCTTCTGCTCTAGAGGATTTCTTTACAGACTTAGCAGCTTCTTTAGTTTCTGATTTAGTAGCTGGTTTATTTGTCTCTAGTTTATATAGATCAATCGCTTTAGCGGCAGCTAAATGATCAGTGTCATTTTCATACAAAGCAGACTGTATCCACTTTGGTTGTGCTGCTACCCACTCATGGAAGTCTTCACTAACACGTAGCTCTTGAAAGTCTGGATGAAGTTTAGAAAGTTCTGTCTCAGCTTTTTCTATCTGAACTTTAGTCTGCATTTCATCTACATACTTTAACTTTTCTTCTACATCCTTTCTAGCTTCTATGGCTTTCTTTGTAGCGATTGTTTCTACTATCTTGGCAACGTCTGGATATTTCTCAGCCCATTGCTCTAGTTCTTCATCTGTTTTAGGTAGCTTAACTTGTTTTCTTGTAAGTCCTTCTACCTGTTCCTTTAGACTACGTATTTCAGAATCATGTGTTTCCTGTATCTTTTGTACGTGTCTACGTAAATCTCCATATCTCTTTTTAAATGTTTTTTCTTCAGGATCAAGTTCAGCTTCTGCTTTTGCTTCTTCTTCAGCCTCTACTTCCTCCTCTTCTACTTTATTTCTTTCTGCTTCTAGTTCCTCAATCTCTTTATCTTCTTCTTCTATGCTTTTCTTTTTGTAACGTATTGGTTGTGTTTTTACTTCTTGTACTACTTGCATTTTATTTCACTTTCTTTTCGGGGGCATCTAGTAGCTTTTCACCATGAAAAGGGTAGAAGGTAGCCCTAACATATAGATTACGTAACGTAACCCACTCCTTCGACATATTGGCCTTGACCCATTATGCCTGAACGTGACTCTTGTCTGGACGCTCTTGCAGGTTTTCCAGATAAAATATTTAAGCCACTATTAACTACACTAGCATCTGCTGGTGCATCTAATTCAAATTGATTTAAAAACGCTAATGCATCTTGATCTTTTTTCTGATCACTGGTTGCAAGTTTATCTAAATCAGCGTTTACTACAGTTTGTATTTGATCACTCTGTTGGAAGTTACTTGGATCTACTTCTTCACCAAAGTTATCTATTTCATTAAAGAATACTTTTTTAATTACATCTCTATTTGTAGCACCCTCTGGTATATCTGAAGGTTTTAATCCCTCTTTAAGTATTCTACGTTTGTCTGCTAATGCATCTATAGCACTCTTTAACTTTTCGCTTTTTGCTACAGTTCCACCTGCTACATCAGCCATGATATTCGTTTTACCTTTATCATAGTTATCCATTATACGAAAATATTCTTCACTGTCAATACCTGTTTGATCTAATATAGTTTTTAATTCTTTATCAGTTCTGTATCCAGTATCCATACCTTCTGTAGGATCATATACATATGAAGACTTTTTCTTTCTAGTTTGTAACTTTGGTCCTTCTAACATCGGATTACCTTTGTAGAAATAATTTTCACTTCTTATATCACCAAAGTCTTCTGCCATATTAGGCATATCTTTAAATGGATCTCCTAATATATCTTCTCTTATCTCTTCGTATGTTTTAGGTTTCTCCATCTCTTCTGATTGATCACCCATTTGCACATCACCTGATACAGTTCCTACACCAGCTATGTTGTAATCTACTCCACCACCAGTATTAAACTTTGCCATTAGACCGCCTGATCGTAGCTCTGCTCCACCTGTAGTATCTCCTCCATCATCTTCTGCATCGTCCTCACTAGTGTCGTATCCACCAACTGCACTATCATCCTCATCACCAGGATCTACTTCTCTTGAAACATCA